ATAATCCAAAGATTGAGAATTATTACTATTGCACTGATTGGACTGATTACAAAGCACAAAGAAGTAAAAAGAAAATACCTGCTTTCGGTACATCAACTGAAAAGATGGAATTACTTTATATTAAAAATTATACACCTGGTAAATACTATTACTCATTACCAGATTGGATTCCTGCTTTACAATTCTCTTATGTAGAAGCTGAATTATCTAACTTACACATTAACAATATTGAAAATGGTTTCTTACCATTAGTGATGGTTAATATGAATAATGGTATTCCAGCTCCTGAAGAAAGAGATACAATTGAAGATATGATTGAAGCTAAGTTTACAGGCACTAGAAACGCTGGTAGATTCATTCTTACATTTAATGATGATAAAGAAAAGCAACCTACAATAGAAACAATTCAGGTTGATAACTTGCATGATAAATACAAATATGTAAGTGAGTACGCACAGGATAGAATCTTAGTAGCACATAGAGTTACTTCACCATTACTATTTGGAATTAGAACTGTATCTACTGGATTTAGTTCTCAATCAGAAGAAATGATGACAGCATTCTCTATCTTGCAAACTATGACAATCAATCCATTCCAAAATCTTATTATAAACTTTTTATCAACAGCTTTAGAAACAGGTGGATATCCTGATGTTGAATTATACTTTGACCAATTAACTCCATTAGCTATTCTTTCTCAACAAGCAGAAGATACTGATAAAACAATTGATGAAGTTGCTGATACTACAAATAAAGAAATGGAAAATCCTGCAACTACCGAAGATGGTGGAGCAAATGTTGTAGATAGTGGAATTGATAATGGAGATGTGTTACAAATGAGTAATCCAAATTTCACAAAAGAATTTGAAATTTTTAAACAAAACTAACTATGGCATACGCACTCTTTATAACAAGAAACGATATAATCAAAAAGACACCTTTACAGGGTTCAATAGATGCAGATAGATTATTACCATTCGTACAAACTGCACAAGAAAAGTATTTATTAAATCTATTAGGTACTGTATTATATTATAAATTACAGGCTGATATAGAAGCAGCTACTCCATTTACTGGATATTACTTGGATTTAATGAATGACCATATCAAGCCTACCTTAATATGGTACGCATGTGTTGAATATCTTCCATTCTCTGGCATCCAATTCAAAAGTGAAGGTGCTGTTAGACACGAATCTGAACAGTCTAAAAGCGTAAGCAAAAGCGATGTAGATTATCTTTTACAAAAAACTATGAATAACGCTGATTACTACGCAACTCGTCTACAAAACTATTTAATATCGTATTCAAATCAAATACCTGAATACTTGGAAAGTATAGGAAATCAAACTGAAATATTCCCTGATATGGGTAATGCATATTTTGGTGGCATAAATTTATAATAATATGGCACAAGTAGTAAATAATATCAGTACAAATTATACATTGTACTATAACATTTTAGATTATTGGAAAACAATAATGAAAAATCACCCATCTTTAAACTTTGTTTCTCAAGGTGATATGTTTTCTATTGATACAAAAGAATTCCCAGCATATCCTTTAGGTAATGTAATGATTACTAAAGCATCTATGGGTGAAAAAGATATTATCTATTCAATTCAAATTACACTTGCTGATAAAGTTAAGTTAAAGAATAATGAATCAACCACTTCAGCTAACTTACAAACAATTCCATTTGACGGAGTTGATGATACTATTGACATACATGCAAATATGTTAAGTGTAATGAATGACTTGATATGTTTTACTAGAACAGGTGTAAACGCATTCCAATTTGATACTGTACAACTTCTACCATTTTCAGATAACTTTGATAATGGATTAGCAGGTTGGGTAGCTAGTATAGAATTAGAAGTATTTAATAGCTGTGATACTTGTTTATTCCCACCACTTTTATAATATGGCTGCAGGATATCCAACATTAGAACAAATCAGATTAAAGTATGAGAATGTTGCTAAATACTACATTACAGTTGGAAATACACGCGCATTTAAATCAGGTAATTTAAGAAATAGCATTAAGGTAGTTAAAACTAAAGATAAGAATGGTAATCAGCAATTTGATTTAAAGTCCCTATACTATGGTGTATTTATGAACTTTGGTTTTACACATAGAGGAGGAAAGAAAGTAAGACCTAGACCATTTGCAACAACTGCAGCTGATTCAGATTCCCTTAAAAATATGATAAACGATTACCAAAAGGCTGAAATAGATATATTCGTATTGGATGAAATGAAGGATATATTAAAGCAGGACTACGGATATTCATATAAAAAGTAACCATCCAATACTTTTTATCCTAAAAGGGTTAAATTAAAAAGATTATTAGATGTCACTTTCAATAACTCAAACACCGGCAACTTGTTCATTAGTACAATCGCCTACAATATTTACACTAACTGAAACAGGTGCTGTAATATATAGCTCATCATTTCAGTATTACTCTGACCTATATTATTGGTCAGGTACAACTGCACAATCAAGCTCAATACCTGAATATACATTGGTTAAATACCCTAACGCTTCTGGTGTTGGTATATTTGATGTGAGTAAAATTATAAACTCTACATTAGAAGATTCAAGAGAAGAGAATCCTTCAAACGTAAAATACTTTAAGGTTGATGGATATTTTAGATACCTATCAGGCTCAACTTATGTAACATCTTCTCATACACAATCTTCAACATTCAAAGGATTAGATGGTTATCAAGTATTTCCAGAATCTATTGGAGCATCTATTACAACAACAACTCCACATTGGCCTTTAATGAGCAGTGGACCTGTAACACAATCTTTCTTTAATACTAATACAGGTACTATTGGAGTATTTACTGCAGGAGCTGGAGTATTAGCATCTGTTCCTACAAAGGTTAGAATTATAAGTAATACAGGTACAACTGATATTAACGTATCTTCTTCAATATCATCTTCACAACAAATTCAGCAAGTTCCATTGTTTCCAGCTCAAACTGGATTCCCATATGCATCTCCTGAATATTATACTATACAAGCTTTTAATGGTGCTACTGCATTAGGTACACCAATACTTTTTAATAGTAAGTGTGAGCAGAAATATCCTAACGTAAGAATTAAATGGAAAAATAGATTCGGACAGTTTGATTATTTCAATTTTGATATGGTTAATAAACAATCATTTAATACAATAGCAAGAGGATATCAGCCACAATTAGGAACGTGGGAAGGTACATCTCTATCATATAATAGCGGAGATAGTGCAAATTTGAATTATATAGTAGATAGTAAACAATCTATCGCAGTTAATACGGATTGGATTCCTGAAGCTTATAACGATATCCTGAAGCAATTAATGGTAAGTGAGGAGATATATTGGATTAAGGATGAAACCTTAACCACACTGACGCCTGTAACCATAGCAACGGATTCTATTACATTTAAGACCGGAGTAAATGATAAAGTAATACAATATGGATTTAATTTCAATTTAGGACAAGGATACAAACTAATTTTATAATATATGGGAGGAGTTATATCACAACAGGGAATAGAATTTCAACTGGTTGCAAATGGAGAAATATTAGACTTATTTGCCGATGAGGAAATTAAGCTTTCTGATAATGTTACGGGTCTTTTTGATCTTGGGATTATACCTGCTGATTTTACAAGACAGATTACATTACCAGGTACAAAGAAAAACAATGCGTTTTTTGAACATGTGTATGATATTAGTGTTCAATCTCCTGATACCTTTGCAACTAATATAAAAGTACCAGCCTATTTAGATTTTGGTGGATTGTATTTATCGCAAGGTTATTTACAATTAAATAAAGTAAGTTTATATCAAAATAAATTTATTGATTCATATGAGGTAACAATCTTTGGAGCAGTATCTTCTTTTGCTAGAACTATTAATAGGTCTTATCTAACTGATTTAACTAATCTATCAGTATATAATCACACATCTTCTTATAATAATGTCACATCATCTTGGAGTGGTAGTTTATTTAGTGGTAGTATTGTTTATCCATTAGCTGATTATGGTAGTGGTTATCAATTTACATCAGGTCAATACGAATTATTTGGTATGGATGACCAGAATGGTGCATTAGGAGTACAAAACTTTAAACCAGCTATTAGATTAAAGAAAGTATGGGATGCTATATTTGATTACGCAGGATACACATATTCAAGTTCTTTTTTTAATGAACCATTTTTAGATGATGTTTATTTACTTTGTGATAATGCATTAAAGTATCCTAAATACGCAGGTGTTGATTTAGAAACATATGGTAAAATAAAAATAGGTGCAATATCCGGTAGTGGTATGACTGATAAGGTCTTAACTGCTGGTTCATTTACTACATTACCTTGGTATAACGTATTATCAGACCAACAAGGGTTTTACAATAATGGAGCATACGAAGTTAAAGAAATGACTAATTTAAAAGGAGTATTAAACCTAAACATAAATGTAAGTTGTTCAGTAAATAATATGCCTGGTACTTTATCAGCAAATGGGACATGGCAAATACGAATGATAGAAACAGGTAGCTCTACACCATATTCAACACAAGCAATACAATCTTATATATTTTTCTTTGACCAGTTGCAAAAAAGTAGAAGTGGTGCTATTGATACAACATATCAATTAGCAACTGAATTTAAACTTAGTTCAATACCGGTAGGTAATTATTATTTTCAAATAAAACAAAGTCCTGATTCAGCAGTAGCAGCTGCACCAATTGTAACAATGGACCCGCAAGGAACAACTAAATCATTTTTACAAATAACAGAAGTAAGTCAAGCAGCTGATGGTAGGGTGCTTGATATTCCATCCAATATGCCATTTGGTACACAAGGTATTAAATTAATTGATTTTTTAATTGGAGTACAAAAGAAATATAATCTTGTAATATATCCATCTAAAACCGTAATAAATCAATTTATTGTTGAATCATTTAACAATTGGTATAACACAGGCAGAAGATGGGATTTTAACAAATATGTAAACCTTAATGATAAGATAGAAGTAATTCCAGCTAACAACTTAGCAGTAAACGAATTAAACTTTGGAGATACATTAGATACTGATTATGTATCACAGCAATTTAGTAAAGCTGCAAATAGAGAATACTCAAAACAATATTATGTAGATACTAATAACTTCTTTTCGCAAGGTAAGTTTGAAGTTAAAACAACATTAGCAAGTTCACCTTTATTAAAAATTGCAGGAACGGGATTGAGTGGTAGTGTTAGTGGATTAAATCCAACTGTTACACAATACTTTGTAAATTCCCAACACTTCACAAGTGAAACTTATCAAGGTGCAGCTTGTGGTTCACCATTTGAAATTGATATGTACACTGCAGATGGTATGATATCACCGGGACAAATTGCATATTATGACCAATATGGTATTACACCAATTACTGGATATAGATACTTTACATATGGTGGTGGTAATGAGGTGTATGAAATAAACTTTACAACCGGAGTAATAGGATACGGAACTGGATTTTTCTGCTAAAATAAAATATTATGAGTCAAATTATACCAATATACATACCAACTTACATTTCAGACCAGAATTATAATCCTACTAGAGTATTACCAAGATTATTATTTTATAATGGTTTGATAGATTCTGAAGAATGGTATTTAGAAAGCGGGTCATCTGCAGTTGGTGGAGTTTCTTTTGGACAAACAAAATTTCCTTACTTTGATAATTACAATGTGGTATCAGGTTCATTCCCAACAACTAATTCAGATTCTTTATTATTTTTTAATGAAGAAGCAGTGTATGGGCAAGTTCCTACCGATTCATTATATTCAAATTATTGGTCTAAATATGTAAACCTATTATATAATCCTAGAACTAGATTAATGAATGCATCAGCTATCATTCCATTAGCCGATTATTTTAAAATGGAGCTAAATGATATTGTTGAATTTAGAGGCAACGATTATCACCTTCGTGCAATCAATGACTACAATTTATCTACGGGTGAGTGTAGTATCCAATTATTAGGACCTATTTTGGAGGGTTCGTTAAATGTAAACCAATAAATGTTATAACAATATGATAAAGAGTATAATTGATTTATTAAATATGGAAGATTATTATGGGATATCAAAGAATATTGATATTGCAAAAGGTATTAATAAAAGACCTAATAATTGGAAAGATGTTAAGGAAATTATAAAAAGAAATTGGAAAAGTAAAAAATAGCCATGGCAGAGAATACATCAACCTACAAAGCGGTAATAGAAATAGATACCGAACCCTCAATTGCAGAATTAAAGAAATTAAAGAAACAGTTAAAAGATACTGCAGCAGGTTCTGATGATTTCAAAAACTTACAGCAAAAGATTAATGATATGGAAGATGCTATTAAGTCTGCAAGGACTGGAGCATCTAACTTTACAGAGGTATTAGGACAATTACCTGGTCCTATTGGAAATATAGGTAATTCATTAAGTTCTACTGTTAATACATTAAAGCAATTTGGAGCATTAAAATTAACTGATATACAAGCTTCATTTACTGAATTAGGAAAAGATTTAGCAGATGCAGCAAGAGGATTAGGTAAACTTACAGGTATTACTAAAGCATATACTAGTACTGCTAGAGGATTATCAACAGCATTTCAAGCAGTTGGTATTAGTGCAACTACAGCTACGGTAGCAGCTAGAGCGTTTTCTGCAGCATTAAATGCATTAGGTATTGGATTAATATTAGCAGCAGTTGGAGCATTAATTGAACTTATAAAAGATTTCGCTAGTGGTGAAGAAGAAGCTAAACAGGCAGCAGATGCATTGAATAGAACATTAGCATCACAAAATGAATTATTAGATTTAAATAAAGCATCATTTGATAGAGCTAATAAAGTTCGTATATCTCAAATGAAAGCAGCAGGAGCTAGTGAAAAAGAAATTAGAGATTTTCAACTTAAGAGTTCATATGATGCATATACAGCAGCACAAGCTGCAGAAGTTGAAGCAGTTAAAACATATAATGCAAAAATAAAAGATGCAGATGTAGATGGAGCTAAAGCATTAACTGAAAATTTAAATAAGAAACAAGCAGCTACAAAAGATGCATATGCAAATTATCTATCATTAGGATATGATAATAGAGCAACTGAAAATAAAGAAACAGATACACATAATAAAGATTTACTTTCTAAACAACAAGCAGCTGGTGATAAAGCAAATGCAGCTAAAGCTAAAGAATTAGAAGAAAGAAAGAAACTAATTGATGCAGCACAAAAGGTAGAAGTAGAAAATTATTTAACTACACTAACTAATAGAGATAAAGAGATATACGAAAGAGGAATCAAATTATCAGAAGATATTGATACATTAGAAGCAGCTAAGAATGTTAGAATAAAAGAAGCAAGAGAGAAAGGAGTTAAAGATATAACTTCAATTGAAACTGAATTTGGTGATAAAATTAAAGCTGCTAAGGAAGCAAATCGTATTGATGTACAAAATATAGAATCTAAATACGATAAAGAAGATTTAGATAAGAAAGAAGAACAAGCAACTAAGGTTAAAGAATTTGATAATAGAATTAATGATATAAGAATATCTGCTATCCTTAATGAGAAAGAAAGAGTTAAAGCAGAAAGACAAAGTAAATACGAACAGGATTTAGCAACATTAGAAGCTGATAAAGAATTCATTAAGAAAGGTGAGGAAGAAAAGAATCAAGTAAGAAAAGATTTAGCTACAGCATTACAAAATGATTTAACTAAAATTGATGATGATGCTAAACTTAAACAAAACGAAAAAGATATTAAGGTTATTGATGATGAGTTAAGATTATTAGAATTAAGAAATGCTGGTTTATTAGCAGGTACTAAAGCATACTTTGAAGGTAGAGCCGCAATATTAGATGAGGAAGAAAAGAAA